TTTGATCGCATAAGAACCTTTCGGTGCATAAATTTTTGCGTCTACAACCGGCTCTTCGCTGCCACCCCAGTAATAACCGGTTGCCAGACATTCTTCTCCGATTTCGGTCACACTCGCCGGTATCGTGATCTTCCTCAGATTTTCGCATGCATAAAAGGCCTTTTTCCCGATCGACTTCAGCCCTTCTTTAATCTCTGCTTCTTTCAGGTTGCTGAAATAATAGAACGCTTCCTCCGGGATACTGGTGATTCCTTTTTCGATCACGATCTTTGTGACGCACTCGCGGATATCTTTCCAGGAATTATCTGCAGAACTGTAGCTGTAGGAACGTGCTGTCGAGGACACCGGATAGCGGTAATGTGCTTCCTTATCGATATCGATTGCACCGATTCCGGAGATCGTCAGCACTCCATTTGCAAGGCTCCACACAGCATTCTCACCGGCTATGCGGTACACCTTTTTCTGAAAAGCTCCGCTGTTTGCATCAATGGAATAAAAGGCAACGGTGTTCGAACTGGAAGCACTGTAGACAATTTTTGAACCATTTACGATCGGATGACAGTCGGAAATCGGGGCCGGTGCCGTAAACTCCCGGCTGACAGTCTCGCCGTTTCCATCCAGAAATACATAGTGCAGTATGGAAACAGAAAGCGGATCGTTGTCTGTGATTTTCTGTGTCTTTCCGGTTTCTTCCCAGGAGAGCATAAAACGATTGTCGTTGATCTTCGTAAGTTTTACGCCGAGGAAACTTGCACCGTCTCCGGTAAAATCTGTGAGCCATCTGACCGTTGCTGCATCTTCGGTAAAATTGTTTTTCGGTGTGATTGTCAGATACAAGTTGTGCGGCATATCACTTGTCACATTGTCATACTGGCTCTGATCGATGGATGTTCCGACACTGAGAACATTTGAGGAGGATACTGCCAAATCATCCACACTCGCATAACAGGCAATTGCCCATGCATCGGTACGAAAGCCTCCATATTCCAGAACAGACAGACTCTGTTTTTTCATGGAAGCGGTATCGTATTTTGAAAGTTCCGTACATCGTCCGCCCTCACTCTGTTCCAGAACATAAAGCTGTGCACCGTCAGACTTGATGTACTGTGCAAAAGAATGTCCAAGGTTGCAGTCCACAATGGATCCTTTCAATGTTGTCTTATCAATCTGAACCATCAGATAGCCCTGATGTCCCTGGCCTACTCCGGCATCTACATAGCCTTCATGTCCGGTTACAAGATAAAGATTGTTTCCGGATTCTGCCATCTCCACACATCCATAGTCAAACGGATAACGCACTTCGCCGCCGAACAGCTCCGGATCGCCGGTGATGGATGCTGCTCCGAGACGTCTCCAGTTTTTGTCATATTTGATGACCCGGATCACTTCTTTGGTGTCGCTCTGCTCCGTGTTGTTCTGTGCTTCTGCAAGATAATAAGCATCCTGCCCTGCATAAAAGCCGCCCCAGATCGGCAATTCCAGATCCAGTGAACCTTTTCGCTGAAGGTTAAACTGCGTATCATAATATTCCACCCGGACTTTACTGCCGTCATAGGCTACCCGCATATATCCGTTGTCTGTTACGGCCATATTTACCTTGTTTCTTAAAGATACCGTAAGGTTATCGACTGCCGTCGGCACCGTATTTCCCGCCGCATTCGTCATTTTCTGCGGCATCAGAATACACGCCAGAACAAGCAGCACACCAAGCACGATCTTTTTTCCTTTTTCTGCTGTTTTTTTCATGCGTTTTCTCCTTTCGTTTTTATTTGTTCTGAATATATAAAAAGACAGTCGTTCCCAAATGAGAACAACTGTCTTGAATATGATGATGTGACTGAAAACGGAGATAAATCTCCTTATAAAAATATCTTCGTAATTATACTACTATACTACCACAATTCTTTATAATGTCAACGGAAACGGTACAAAAAAAAGAAGCCCCCGAAAGAGCTTCTTTTTAAGTTAAGGTTATTCGTTCTTTGCAGTCTTATCGGCGATACCATCGAAGATGTTGCCAACAACACGGATTTCGGTGCCGAGCAGCTTACAAAACGGAACAAAATGTCCGTTGTCGTAAGCCTCGTCCATCAGCTCTGCTGCCGTTTTTGTTTTCAAAGACTCACTAACCAGCAGGCCAAAGGAACCATTTCGGAACACAACCGTGTTCTCGTTGAAGAGAGGAGTGGGGCGGAATCCTTCAAAGGTCTCCACGATGTCTCCTTCGAACACCTTTGCGCCGTCCTTGTCGATGATGCCGGTGTATTGTGTTACGGTATCCGCGTAGACGCCGCAAACATCGCGGCTTTCAGCCGTGTCGGACAAGTACGTGTAGATGATGGCGAAGTCCTTCGGGCTATTATGGGGACGTGCGGCGCCCCCGTAGACCCAAATTCCCGGCAGGGGTGCTCCGGTTGCCATGCGAACTTTCTCGCCATGCCGACGGACCTGACCACGAAACAGGATTTCTTTCATTTTTTTCTCCTTTCAAAGCTGAGGTACTCCGTGAAGTTTGTTCCACGTGGCTTTTTCCATCCACGGACCGTCAAAGCTGTCGTCAACGCACTCAATTCTGAGGCAATTTGGACAAACAAGACAGTCAACTGCTCGCTTCACGCGACCCGTCTTGAACCGCATCCCGTTCTGCACAATCTCCTCTTCCATCACAAAGTAGTTTGGTTCGAGGGCACATTCACAGGTGGGACAAACGCCGAATGGGTTTGGGGCCGGTTTGTAGGTGCCGTTGTACTTCTGGATGTTTTCTTGAATCATCACACGATAATCTATCTCTGCCATCAGAACCGCACCTCCTCAAATTCAATGACCCATACCCACGGGTTTCCTGCCCACTTCGAGAGAGCCTTATGCTTCGGAATAGTGCCGTCCCACAGCTTAGTGAACTTATCCTGAAGGGACATGATGTTCTTGGAGGAATCCTCATCGCGAGTGACACCCTCCTTTATGAAGTCCTCTTCGCTCATGTCATTAAGCCGGTCCAACCGAACATCCGTCACACGCAGAAAAATGCGTGCAGCCTCCTTGGGCATATGGATAGATGGCGTCCAGCGAATGAGAGAGCTTACCTCAGGGGAGTTTTTCAGGTCCTCGTCAGTGTAGTCGGCCTTATAGAGCCAGCGGTTCTCGGCGCAGGCACAGGTCGTTTCGCGAACATACAGGATGTCTCCCTTGTCAAACGGAGCACAGAAGCTGCGAATGACGGTGTTCTCATCAGCGAAAGCGGCCACGAGACGTCCGTCTCCGTCGCGATACAGTCCATCCGCTCTCTTTCCCGCGAAGTGGAATGCACCACGGCGAGTCACTGTCTTGCGACCCTCCCGGATGGCTCGAACCATCTCTCCGTTGAAGATAATGGGCTTGGGATTTTTGCCCTTAAAAGCATCAGGGTCAAAGTGGACACCGGCTTTCTCGCGCAGTTCCTTGCAACGAGAGCCACGATAGATGTCCGTGTCACACTCTTTGACAGGACAATGTGAGAGGCAGATTCGCCGCTCATAAGGTTCCTTTCTGGGCATATATTTTCTCCTTTCTTTTCCTCGGCGGGGTCATTCATATTCTTGACAGCAAAGGTCGTAGACCTTATGCAGCGCAGCCAGCGCCGCCTCAGGAATATCCTGAGTGTCCATATCAAACCATTCGCCGAGCAATCCGGTAACATCTCCAAGGAACAGGAACTCGTCGAACACCTCTGACGGTGTATTGGTGCCTTCTACGCTTACCTTGCGCCTCTTATGTGGTGCAGTTCCGCGACAGGCATCCAGCGCGTCCTGCAGGAGCGATATCGCACCCTTGGGAATTTCGCTGGTATCCATTTTCAACCAATTCGCCAGAGTCTCGATGACATCATCGATGAACACATAATTGCACTCGCAGATAATTCTTGCCATCTGCAAATGTCGAATTGCGTCCGTTGGGATGTCGTCAATGTCGTACTCGGTGAGCTGCCTCTTCAGGCTCTTTACGACCTCATCGCGGGACAAAATCTTGTTTCTTCCCATGTTGTTCTCCTTTCTTTTTTTGCGGATTTCAACTGCTCTGCCTCAACGTATCAGGCACGGCACCGTAGCTCTGTGCGGCTGGGTAGGCGGGAGGGAAGGGGATAGCCCCTCCTCTCGCTACCTGAGCCACCACGAGGGTGCTAATGCCGCCAGAGGGCGTTCTGTATTGCTGAACGCTTGGCGTGTAGAGAAACCCATCTACCGCTTGTCTCACGGTCATTGTGGGGTATTTTGGTGCCCGCCAACGATGCTCCTTGGAATAGTAGATTTCCCTAACCCGACACGTTGCAACTGTGACGGGAATGAGGGGATTGTCTACCGTATGTTCACACACGATGGCGATAGATGTCTTTCCAATTCTGGAAGCATCCTCCACCATGCGCTGGAGCGCGAGTCTCTGACCATAAGGCATTGCGGCATTACGATGCTTTACCTCAAAGAAAACATACCCCTTGTCGTGATACTCAATGAGTCCGTCGATGTCGGTAGGATAACAGTTACCCTTGTTTTCAATAGTCATGCCCGTGAAGCTGACGAGCTGTTTCATCCTTGCGGGAAATCTAATGTAGTCCTTCCTCACGGGAGCCTCCTTTCTCTGCAGGCATCCCCCTCAGCGGGGGATGCCTTTGCCGTTTTTGAGCATGGAAATGACTTTTGCGGCCAAGAAATCGTCGGCCACAAACTGGTTATAGCCGTTTTTCAGACCGTTGCTGGAGAAATCCTCTGTGTTCTTGGCATAGCGGCACATAGACTGGCTGGAAATCGGGCCGTAGATGGAGTGCTCGGTATTTACGTAGACGCAGCTATCGCCGCAGGTCACGAAACCGGAGCATCCGCGCCGCTGCCCATTGACAGCGATGTTTTTCAGCTCGACCTTGATTTCCATACCGTGCTGCTCTGCCAGCTTGGTGAGACTGTTCTTCAGCTTAGTTGCAAACAACATAGTTCACACCGCCTTTCTTTCCACCCATACGTCGCCCAGCTTTGCACACTCATAGTGGTAGGGGCAGTCGTGATAGGTTTCACAACCCTCATCAACGAAGGTCTGGCAGGTGCCACAGTCCAAATTGTGATGCAGAAGACGCCGGATAACATCCCGCGCATTTTCGGTTTCTACCGCAAGGTAGGAAAAGGCTCTCGCCTTGACGCTTGCATCGTACTCATCCGTGTAGTAGAGGGAATACGCACAGAGAACCTTTGCGCCGAACACACGGCGGCACTCCTCATCGGAGAGCATTTCACCGGCAAACGGGAAAAGACCGCGTCTGCCTCTGAACTGGTTGCTGACGTGTGTGTGCGCGTTCTTTACCAACTCAACGCCCACGCGAGTCTCATCCAGTGTGTCGAAGGACAACGCACACACATCCACAAGAGAACCTTCGCCGATAGGGGAGTGGTTCACAAAAAGCATCGCGTATCTTCTGCTGGGAAGGGTTGCAGTTCTCGCTGCATCCTCGCCTTCGAGACACACGTAACGCGCCACTTTGTCGTCCCACACATACTTCTCACAGGAGGTGCAGGTGTTCTCTGCCTTATCACATCCGGATTTCGACGCAACGACCTTCAGCTCGGCTGCTTTTTTTTCTGCCTCACACTTATCCACAGCGGCAAAGCACACTTTTCGTCCCTTTTCCTCATCGAAACGATAGTGCTCACATAACGCACAGGAACCAGCAGGCTTTTCACAGATATATGCCATATTTTTCTCCTTTCTCCCAGCCTGTGATAAGGTCTTACGGGAACAAAAATGTAGTGAATATATAAAAAGACAGTCGCTCTCAAAAGAGAACAACTGTCTTGAATGTGATGATGTGACTGAAAACGGAGACAAAGCTCCTTATAAAAATATCTTCGTAATTATACTACTATACTACCACATTTCCTTATAATGTCAACGGTTTCGACGCAAAAGAAAAGAGCCGCATAGCGGCTCTTTTTTTTAGGCTTGTTGTTCACGCTTCTACGTAAACTGGTTTGAGATACTGTGCGCTGAGAAATTTGCCTCGCAAGGAAGAAATCTTTGCCTCAGCGTCTTTCTCACTGATAAACCTCTGAGCATCATCCACGGAGGACGTGTACTGGAGGTTGTTCTTCACGGATTTCTTCACATACTTCCCTGCGTATGCCTTTTCCGTACACATAACGACATAGGGCCGAGGCGCCGTCATCTTGCGCGTTACGGTCTTGAACTCAAGTCCCATTACGCTGATAACCTCTCCCATTGCTGCCGTAGCTGCTTCCGCAGACGGGTAGTGAATGGCATCTCTGACATCCTTTGTGAAATGCACAGTTATTCTTCCATTCACATTATCAAACGCACGCACATAGCCCGCGTTGCGCTTTTGAACTACAAGCGGACCCTTTACATCCCGCGCTCTGGCAGGTCGCAGGCGCTCGCCGCGCTGTGTTCCGCTGAACGACATGAAGATGTAGTGGTCCTTGTGTTCTTTTACCAGTTCCCGTGCCTCATCCAGCCAGACTTCCAGCTCATCCGTTGTTCTGACATACCTCCACAGCAGATGGTCGCCGGACGTATAGGGCATCAGCCCTACATTCAGGTCGTTGACGCCGGGATTGGCGGCGAGGATGTCCTCCAGCGTGGCGGCATCCTTTGCGGCGCGAGCAAACCATTTCCGTGCCTGAGAGCAAGTGACCCACTTGCTGTTCATCTTCCAGCACTCATCATCGGTGTCGGGGAAGGTGGTATTCACCTTCGCCACAAATTCGTCCTCAGGAAGTTCCAGAAGATTGATTCCTCCCAGCAAGAACCAGTGGCGCTCGCGAACCTCTCGCGGCTTGAAATTCCTGTCGTAGATAAACTCGGAGCAGTTGTTGCTGCCACCCAAGGCAAGGGGAATGATACCACGAGTTGTCTTGATGAAAGAGCGGGCATCAATGATAGTGTATCCCATTTTTACATCTCCTTTCTTCCGTTACATCTCGCCATCCTCGGCAGCGGTTATAATGCCGAATCTGAGGTTGTTGTTGATGTCGTAGATACTTAATCCGCTATCAAAGTCCTTGCGGAGCTGCGTCGCAGCGGCCTCTACGGAGTCTTCGCCGTACTCAAACGTCTCGGACTCGACGCAGGCCGCCACGAGTTCCTTCAGCTTTTCGCGGGAAGTCGTCGCAGAAACCAGACGCATGGAGTCTGTTGCTTTCCAAGCGTCACAGGCAAACACGATGAAGATAGGATTACTCATTTTCGGCTTGCTCCTTTCTTCTTCCAACGGTGGCTGCGGGGTACGGTGTGGCCCGCTTGTTGTTGCTGTCCATGATTCGCATAACATGGACAAGCATCTCGGAATATGCCCTGTGCATGGTTTCATACCGCGCACGCCATGTATTATCATCATTGTCGTTCACGCGAGCACTCAGCCCCATGCTGTAGTACAGCGCGGCGTCGATGTCTACCAGCTCCGCTTCAGTCAGGTGGCAGATATAGGCTCCCAGCTCATTGACAGAAACTGCCATCGGCTGCTCGCACAGTGCTGTGCTTGGGCGGCTCGTGCTCGTGATGAGTACATGGGAGGGCTGCTGCATCTTTGGAGATGATGTCGTAAATACGACCTCCACTACACTGCTGTAGCGGTTCAGGTCATCCGAAGATACAACGATTGCGGGACGATGCCCTCTGATAACAGAGCTATTGGAAGGATGTCCGTCTTTATCGCGGAACTGACTTCCTTCCGGGGCCCAAGGGGAAAAGATTTCGATTTCTTTCGCATTGACCCAAAATACATCGCCCCTGCGGATATTTCCATTTCTACCCATAGATTCTTGTCTCCTTTCCTTCAGAATTGGTTACACACGACGGAATGCCGAAAAAAGACAGAACCGCTTTAAGCGGCTCTGTCTCCATGCAGTCGATATGACACTGCTTGTTTTCGTAGGGTGCCTCGACATATTCTTCGCCAACCTCAATGGGTTCGTGGCAAATGCAGCATTCGCCGGCGTAACGAATTTTCTTTTTTACTTTCACAATGAATTTACTCCTTTCTGCCGTTGGCCTATTGTTGCGATTGCTTGCCGGCGCCGTCTTTCACAGAGTTTTCGCTGCTCTTCGATAGCTTCGCGAGCCTCCGCAATACACTGCTTCGCACGCCTATCCTGTTCAGAAGAGAAGGAAGCGTAGCGTTCGGAGTAGACGGAATCCATACGCTCGGCTCTCTCAATTAACTCATACAGCGGTGTAGACATAGCTTCTCCTCCTCGTTTATTGAATGTTCATGCCTACGGCGCGAGGACCTTCTTTGGACCAAGTTTCCTTGAGCCAGTGATAGGTGATTGTGCTATCTTCGGGACTCTTGTCTGGATAGCAGGGGAGGTATGCTGCGGAGTACAAATCTCTGCACTGACTGAAATACACATGATTCCAGTCAGCCCACACATCGCCAAGAGAACGGATAGCTCGCTTGAACGACCGAAAGCTCTGCGGCGTGTGAACTACGATGGCATTTGCTCCGTTCCACTTTCCATTCCACATCATTGCGCTTCACCTCCGCGATACGAAGGCCTCCGCTTGGACCTGAACGGCGGCATTATCGGTGCGTTGTAGCTTGTCAACTCACCCGTCATTTTGACAGGCACACACTGGAGCAATCCGCGCTGTTTTCGATACTGGTGAGCCAAGTTGTTGCGAGCCTGTTTCTCAGAAACCGCCATAGTCGTCCCGCCCCACTTATTTGTGGTAATGTCGTCATAGACACGAACGGGGCCGAGATAGCTGAAAACCATTTTTGCCTGTGCCATTATGTTTTCTCCTTTCTTATTGTGTTTGTAATGTAAAAAAATATATAAAAAGACAGCTATCCCTGTTTTGGGATAACTGTCTTGAATACTTGGTGTGACTGGAAGCGGAGATAAGTCTCCTTATAAAAATATCTTCGTAATTATACTATTATACTACCACAATTATTTATAATGTCAACAATAGCAGAGAAAAAAGAGGCGGCTTTCGCCTGCCTCTTTTTTTACCTTATTTCCTCGGAGTATTGTGCCATCCAGCAGTCGCAAAGGGCTTCCGCTACGACCTCACTTCTATCGTTATCGTCAGAAATCATCAGGATTGAAGAAAGGGCTGACCGCATACCTTCATCAAGCGTGAACTCCCTCTCGTTTCCACTTTTATCTGGGACATTTGTTCGAGCAAGCAGCGTCGAATATTTCGTATAATCAGGGGAAATGAAATAGTCCACAGCCGTGTCAAGGCCAATACTCAGCATCATAAGATTGCCGGTCGTTCCCATTGGTTCTTTCTTTCCGGACTTCTTCTCCGGTCTCATAAGAGTTCCGTTCTTGTCAAAGAATATTGCCCTATCTGACTTTTCAAATGTGTCTACAGGAACGCTAAAGCATCTGATTGCCATGTTCTTAAAAGGAGCACTGGCGTCTTCGCCGAACAGTGAGGAAGCATTACAGCAGTCATTTTCCATCTTCTCGTTAAGCCGCTTTATATAAAGCTCCTGAAAATCAATGGGAGCACCTGCGCTGTCCGCGTATACGTAGTTTTCTGGCTTTTTGCCGTCTGCCGTTTCCCTTACCATGTACTGCTCGTACTGCTTGCACATTTCTTTAATCTTAACTTGTATCCGCAAGGAATCGGAAAACGGAACTGCTGAGATTTGGGAGAAAAGGGAGGAGTAGTTATGAGGGAGGTGGATGGGCGCACACTCATCTCCGAATAAGACTTTTTCGCAGGACTTGTCAAGGAAAAAGTATGAGGTTTTGTAAAGACCTTCAACAGACGCATAAAACCCTTCAGGCAGCCGTCGCGTCTGCTTGCCGTCTGCTGGAGGCGAAATGCGTAACTCAAACGGTCCCACAGAGGTAAGCGCACCGTCCTCAGGCTCCTTGAGGCGCGACATTTTAGTTGCGTCCATGCCGATTTCTGCACCAATTTGCTTCACATTCCATTCTCCATAGACACGTGGCATTTTGGTAATGGCAAACAGCTCTTCGTACACTCTCGCGGAAACAAGCCTGCGTACCAAAGTAAGCTCATCGCTGAATTCGGCATATATTCCGAGCATTTCCTTGTAATTCAATTTTTCCGACTTCTCGGCGGAAGAGAACCGCGTATTGAGTTTTGTCGCCCATTTATTGCAGTCGATATATGCGTTGACTGCACTATCCTTTTTTCTCATTTGTTTTCCTCCTTAAAGTGTTCAAGTCTTTCGGAAAACTTTTGCAGCGCTTTTCTAAACTCAATTTTGCAGGTGGTTGACATGAAATAATAGGCGGAAACAATATCTTCTGTCGTAGAGTTTTTCGCATAAAGTCGCATTGTGCTTGGCATCCCCATGAGCCAGTGTAAAGAGACGCCAAAGGCAGCCGCTATATGCGGCAGAATTCTTTCGTTGCTTGTGGAGCAGGAGGGTCTCACCAACATGATATTCGCCAACTCGTGAATGACATCCTTTTGTTTATCATCTAATTCAAAATTGCCTTTTCCGGACTGAATCAATTCATCCAAATCGAGAATATCCTGTCGCTTAAATGAACATCTATGGGAAAAAACGTACTGTACTCGCGCAGAAGGGCGCAGCAATAAGCTGCGTTTTTTATCATCCCAGAATTGATGTATCCACATCGTATCAATCATGCCGAGAGCTGACTCTCTTATGCATCCGTCTCTTATCGTTTCTGGAAAGCTATCTACAAGATTATAGACTTCTTGAACATCTGGCGGCAGGCTGCTGAAAGCTGGAAAGTTTTTATCTCCGAATCGAATCATTTCCTCGTAAGATATGTCCAACTCGGCAAGAATCCGAAAAACGATTTGCCAGTTAAATCCCTGCCAGCCTATAAATCGCTGTGTTTCTCCGTTTGTAATGGGAGTTTTATCAAATAAAAGGGCTGGCAGCTTTTCTTCTGGACAATTAAGCTGTTCGGCTAACCGCAGCTTTTTCATTTCTGCCCTGTATGGCGTGGTGTCTGTGATAATGTTGTTTACTCTTGCCATGTTGCCTGCATCCTCCGCAATTCTTAATTTGCGGAGGAGCAGGACTATAGAGGTATAGACAGTTGTTGAGACGTTTTCTCCGTACCTTATATCGTCTCCAGCTCGTGCCGGCTTTGTAGGATTTGTTCTTTTATAAATAGCACTCATTTTCTTGATGCCTCCTTTGCGGTATTGTCGGTCTCCTGACCTCCCGCGATTATGGAATCGACCATTTTGCAGGAACCTTTTCCTCTGTTCAAAAGTGTCTTTGCGTCCTCCTTTGCCTGTTCGTACTCAGCGGGGTATGCCATCATAAGGGTCATATATCGGTTCCATCCGGATTGTTCTGTGCCGAGAAAATCTCCGGCACCTCTAATGCGGAGGTCCGCCTCTGCAATTTCAAACCCGTTATTGGTCTGTACCATGGCGTTCAGTCTCTCCATCGCAGCCGGCGTGGGCGCCGCGCCTGCTTCCAGCACACAATAGGACTGTACGCTGCTCCGCCCTACACGCCCTCTCAACTGGTGCAGACTGGAAAGCCCGAAACGGTCCGCGTTTACAATGACCATCATTGTCGCGGTAGGGACATTTACGCCAACCTCCACAACGGTTGTACTGACAAGCACATCTACTTGACCATCCTTGAAGCGCGAGAGAATGTCCTCCGTTTCTGTCTTTCCCATCTTGCCTGTTACTGTTTCGATGCGGACGCCATACGGTTCCAGAACAGAACGGTATTCTGCGCTGACTTCCTCGACAGACTGTACGCCTTCCAGCTTCTCGCTTCTATCAATAAGCGGACAGACAACATAGGTTTGATACCCCTTTTGTTTCTGCAGCAGAATGAAACGAAAGATTTTTTCTTTACTTGTGGCAATACCGGTAATAACCGGAAGACGTCCGTCCGGCATCGTTTTAATGGTGTGGAGTTGTACGGTATCCCCATAAATTACCTGAGCCAAACTGCGGGGGATGGGGGTGGCAGACATAGTAATAGAATGAACACCGCCTGAAGCCTTTTCGATGAGCGCTGTACGCTGGTCAACGCCAAACTTGTGTTCCTCATCCGTTACGGTTAAGGCGAGATTTTTATACTCCACATCTTCTCCAATGATGGACTGTGTTCCAACAATGAGTTGTGCCTTGCCTTCCTTGATGACGGCCAAGGCTTTTTTCTTTTCGCTCGTCTTCAAATCGCTGCCAAGCCAAACAACACTTACGCCAAACGGTTCCGCCAGAGCAGAGAGGTCCTCGTAGTGCTGACGCGCCAACACCAGCGTTGGGGCCATCACCGCTGCCTGATACCCATTCTCAGCCATGGTCATCATAAGGCAGAAGGCGACGATACTCTTTCCACAACCGACATCACCCTGCACAAGCGCGTTGATGCGATGCCCGTCTGCTGCAAATTGAGTCATGCTCTCAATCGCGTCCATCTGGTCTTTTGTGAGAGAATAGGGCAGGGACTTCTTAATCTTTTCAATCCAACCGTTTGTTTTGACGGAGAATTGGCTACCTTTAGAAATCTTTCGTGCGGCCCATTCGTTAGCCATAGCAAAATATACGAGGTCTTCCTGAAGGAGTCGGGATTGCCCGTCCTTAATATCCTGCTCGGAAACGGGGAAGTGCAGCTTCTTGAGTGAAGTCCAAAGGCTTGAAAGACCTTTTTTGTCGAGGAAATCATTGGGAAGCGTTTCAATAAGTCCGATAGTTCTGTCGGAAGCCTCCTGAATCTTTTCTCTCAGGTAGGCATCGCTCACGCCTCCGATTTGAGCGTACACAGGACGAATGCCCGGTGCCTGCCCATAGGCAGGCTCGAAAATCTCCGGTGCCGTCATGGTGTAGTTGTTGTATTTCTCGCTGTATCCGACCTTTCCGGCCACATAAACCTCCTGCCCTGTGCAAGTGGAAATCTTGCGGAAAAGGTAGTTTTGCCGGAACCATGTAATAACGAGTTTTTCTCCGCTCGGAAGCACCGTGCAGTGTGCGATAATCATAGGGACATGGGAGGAAGTCTGCACATAAGAACCCTTATAGCGCAGTTCTTGGCCGAAGGACTTCACTTCGTCTACGCGCACAAGACAAGCCTGCTCCGCACCATCTATGAGATGCGTTGCAAGCTGCCGGTAGTCCTTATAGCTTTTTGGGATATAACGCAGAAGGTCTTCTGCTGAGTGGATACCTTTTTTCTCGAAACGCTTTTCCTTTTGTGCGTTTACTCCAATGACGGATAGCTTCATATATGTTCTCACCTCCGTATGGTGGGAAAATGTCAGGGTGTCGGGGTGCTTTTCGTGAACTACTCGGCAATAAATCACCGAGGATTCTTGCTTACTTCTTATAAAGAGGGCTTACACACCCTTATTATAAACACGAACATAAAATTTTGTCAAGTGCGTTAGAGAGAAAATTTACTGGATGTCAACCTTTATTCTTTTGCATATTCGTTATTATTGCCAACTATTTTTTCGTAAAATACAGCTTGCTTTAGTTTGCGCGGCACGCTTTGCGGCGTATAAACTCGCGGTATAGCTTTTTTTACTGATAATTAGACTTGACATTTTTATATGTTCGTGTTAGTATAACAGCGTGGACAGGGCAAGAAAGGCTCGTTCGAAGGGCTTGTACCTAAAATGACAATATTCTTGCGATTGTAAGAATAAGCGCCTAAGTTGCCCGTCCCGTTTTCTTCTTTCTTTATTTACACTCATAAGCACAATAAAGTCAGCTCCCTGAGGGAAGTGTGCGGGAGCTGCTTCGACTTTCGCGTTGTTCTCCATGCGGGGAGGTTCTGGCGGTTCGAGTCCGCACGGCGCGCCTTCTGTTTTCGCTGCTTCTATCTTCGCCTCCGTCTTTTTTAACGAGCAGCGGACACGGAAACATCTCTCAATATGATAGCGTAGCATAACTGGTAATGCCGTACCTCTCTCACAGGTAACGATATGTTGGTTCAACTCCAGCCGCTATTGCCAGCCGGCGTTCTACCCACCCCGCCGACATCAACTCTCTTCGGCGCTGGCGGCCTCCGTGCAGACGGGATTACACGTGATAAGCGGAGGCTGCCAGCACCACCAAAATGCTGGTGTAGCTCAGTAGGCAGAGCGGCGCATTCGTAACGCGCAGGTCGTGGGTTCGACCCCCACCGTCAGCTCCATTCCATACTCATTCTCCTTCAAGTGAAGCCCCCGTGTAACAGGTCTTTTGAAAAGTGCTTTCAGCCTCGTTGTGCGGGGGCTTCACGACTATGCTGATGTAGCTCAGTTGGCAGAGCGGCGGATTTGTAAACCGCAGGTCGGGGGTTCAAGGCCCCCCATCAGCTCCATTAAAACCATGTGCTTTTGTGGTGTTTTTATATGCGCGGATGTCGTCTAATTTGGTGAGACACCAGCCTTCCAAGCTGGTCATTGCGGGTTCGAGTCCCGTCGTCCGCTCCAAGGACACCGTAAAGTGTGTCCTTTTTTCTTTATCTGCTTGTTTGTCCTGTGTTTTTCGGACAACATCGGCGAGCGCAAAAGTCGCCTGAAGCGTGAGAAGCGAGCTGCCTGCACCTGTTTTGCGGGCGGTGGCGTGATAAGGGTGAAACTCTGCGCTTTCAGTAGCCGAAAGCAGATGAGCAAAAGTCTCCGCGAACGCCTGCATGGTTCGCGGGACAAGGGAAGCCGGAAAAATAAGTAAACGCGGACCGTGCGCAGAGGTTGGTGGCGTATTCCAGACGTGGGTGCTGCCTTTTATGCTGTGCTTGTTTGCGTGGGGTCCGGTGTTCTCGCAGTCTGGATGGTTGCTGCGAGAGGTGCCAAAACTTATTGCGAAAGGACGGAGTTCTATGCCAACTACATTTCAAGCGTTTAAGTATCGCATTTACCCGACTGATGAGCAGGTCGAAATCATTGAAAAGACATTCAAGTGCTGCCGGTTTGTGTGGAACCATTTCCTTGAGCGAACCTCCAAAATCTATGACCGTCGGCAGGAAAAGATGACGACCTTCGACTGTATGAAGGTTCTCACGGAGATGCGGGAGCGCTGGCCTTGGCTTGCGGACTGCGGCTGTACGGCAGAGAGATATGCCATCATTGATTTGTTTGAGGCGCGAAAAGCGTTCTTCCGCCGCATTAAAGCGGGGGAGAAGCCCGGTTATCCCAAATTTAAGGGCGCGTCCCATCCGACACAGAGTTTTACGACCGCTGGTACTATCTATGTGACGGACGATTACATTCAGGTTCCGTTTGGAGGACAGTATCAGAAAATCAACAAGCTCAGGCGAGGGACGGGGCGCCCCATCGAAGGGTCTCCCCGCGAGGTCACTATTTCTCGGTCTGCTACCGGAAAATACTGGGCATCTGTCTGCTGTAAAGTAGAGCGAGACACGCTGCCTATTGTGGACGGCGAGGTGGGAATCAGTCTCGGACTGAAGGAGTTGGCTATTGACAGCAACGGCGTTCACTATGAGAACCCGAAGCATCTGAGCAAGTCTGCAAAGCGGCTGGCCCGTGAGCAGCGGCGTCTATCCCGCAAGAAGAAGGGCTCTGTCAACTACGAGAAGCAGCGGCGCAAGGTAGCCGGCGTCCATGAGCATATTGCCAATCAGCGCAATGACTACCGGCATAAAATCAGCCGTGAACTTGTCAACGCAAACCAGCTTATTGCCGTTGAGAAGGTGGCCGTTAAGCCCTTAGTTGAGGGCAATGAGCAGGCTAAAAGCATCCTCGATGCCGGCTGGTCTGAACTTACCGGTATGATAAAGTATAAGGCGGACTGGGCTGGACGCACTCTGGTGGACGTAGATACCGCCACCGTAGCACCGGAAGCCAAGCATGATGAGGCACTGGCACAGGTCGTGCTGTCCGAAGGTCAGCGCAAGGCATCCGAGCAGAATCCTGCCTAAAGCCCTATGGCGAGCAAATAAAGTGTGCAATGATTGCACACATTGCCAAGGAAATAAAAACGAGTACGGACGGTATAGCCGGAATTAACGCCTGTGGAGATGCATGGTCGTCGTGGAAGCAGGAATACTCTGTTGGCTGGTTTGTTATGTGAGAGGTGGCGACCAGCACTTTCGGGGAACTGAATACCTGTGCTTGGTATACACCACCCGGAAATAACAGGGTTTTACCATTCGTAATTATAGTTCTTCCCTCCGCTGTGTGGAGCGTTTTGTCGAAATGACAAAACATTCCTCTTAAATTCTTAAAAACAAGAAAGGAAATAAAGAATATGGAACCTTCTATCAACAGAACTCTCACCGTCAGCGTCGTCAGCTATGGCGTCGTATCTGTCGTCAATGGAGTCATCAACGTTGACAACCAGAACCCCATCGAGTTTCCCGCCGTGCTGGACGAGGCATCCGCTGCCAAACTGCTGAAGAGCAGATACGGCGGCAAGCTGTTCCCCGTGGACGCAAACATTGTCGTGTCTTCCATCCGGCATGAGAAATGGAAGTTCTCTATGGACCTGAGCCAGTTCGTTGCTACCGCTGCCCGCAGCCGCGTGGATGGAACCGAGTCCGGTGCTGATGATACCCCCGCAGAGGACGTTCCCGCCACTGAGCCGGCTGTTCCTGCGCCTGAGGGGACACCCGTTGCTTCTTCTATTCCCATGCCTCTGACGTCTGAGCCTGAGGAGAGTTTTACACCTACGCCCCCCGAAGTGCCTGCTTCAGCCGGCGGCTTCGCCCCTGAGTCTCCCACTGCTGCGCCTGCCGCTCCCGCAAAGGAAGTTCCCTACGGCGGCAACTTCAATTTCCCCTCCGAATTTGGCGGAGACTTCGGTTCCGGCTTCTTTGGCGGATAATGGGCCGATGGACATTGTGAACGTTGGCCGGGGGTGTCTTGATTGCATCAACAAGGAGAATCCTACGACCAAAGAGCCGTGCAAGAGCTGTTCGCGCTGGAGCAGGTGGGAGCCGGATGATAAGTCCAAAGAAAAGGTGACGGTACAGGACGCAAGGAAAAGGGCGAAGAAATAATACGGCTCAAAAATGATGATGAGCACCTGCGGCGCAAGCTCGAAATCGTTGCTGTCTTTGGCGACAAACATACAGCGGCGCAGGCCCTTATCCGGCGCCTGCGCCGCTTTTCACTGAAAATCTCAAAAACGAGTACGGACGGTATAACCGGAATTAACGCCTGTGGAGATGCATGGTCGTCGTGGAAGCAGGAATACTCTGTTGGCTGGTCTTCACGTGAGAGGTGATACCGGCACTTTCGGGGAATTGAATACCTATGCTGGGTATACACCACCCGGAAATAACAGGGTTGTATACCACTCGACCGCCCCACTAACCCCGTGGGGGAGGTATACACCCCCAGAAATAACAGGGTTGTATACCATTGCAAATGAGCTCTTTTGCGGTCTTGAGGGTATATACCACCCGGAAATAACACCGTTGCATACCATATAAATAAGATAGTCTACAGGGAGGAGGGAGCTTAATGGCCTCGAAAAAGATATATAGTTCCCCTGAGCTCTATGAAGATAAGCTGGTGCGCGTGATGGCGCGTCTTGGTATTGAAGTTGGTGACTACAACTACGACTGGAGTCGTCAGGAATGTTGGGTCGAGTTCAGATACAAGGGGGAATATTATCGCTTTTCTCACAGTGTAAAGAACGCTCAAGAGCACGGCATCTCCCTGCAGTACGGCTCCGATGCCTTTGCACAGGTCGTGCTCTCTTTGGAAGACCTCGCCCGTATGGTCGAACGAGGCATCTACGACCTGTCTACATGGGTGGCCGGCATGAAAGCCCTGCCGAAGCGCTCCGAGTCATTAGATGCCTGCTTTATTGCTCTCGGTTTCGTAGAGCCGCCAACATCCAAGGAAGAAATCACACTCCACTATCGGCGGCTGGCAAAGGTATATCACCCTGATGCCGGCGGCGATAGCTGCTCATTTGATGCGCTATCTAACAACTACACAAAATGCATGGAGATGTTCGAGGAGGCTGCCGAGAAGTAATGTATATGTCTCAGAAAGAGTTCAATGCAATGATGAAGAAAAACCCCCGCCTCCGTGTTCACGGTGCAAACAACACACGCGAACATCGTTCCAAGGCGAACAAGGCGGCAAAATATAGAAACGTAAAGGTCTACGAGTACGCCGATGGGCTGTCCTTTTTCGGTAAGCCCCGCAATAGTGGTGAACTCCCTATCGCTGTCTATGACAGTAAGAAGGAGTACCACCGCTGGAAAGAGCTTCAGATTCTGGAGCGCGGCGGACATATCCACGACCTTCGCCGGCAGGTGCCTTTGACCATCATTACCGAGTTCGAGTATCGTGGTCAGAAGGTCTCCGGTATTACTTACAAAGCCGACGCCGTCTATGTGCGCGACGGCAAGTGTGTGGTAGAGGACGTGAAGCCCTTCGATACCACAACGCAGAAGTATCGAACTACAAAGGATTTCAACCTCAAGTGGAAGCTGCTCAAGGCTGAATATCCTGAGTGGAGCTTCGAAATTTTTTAGCGTAACAGGTTTCAAGAACAACGAGTACGGACGGTATAACCGGAATTAACGCCTGTGGAGATGCATTGTCGTCGCGGAAGCAGGAATACTCTGTTGGCTGGTAGTCACGTGAGAGGTGGCACCAGCGCTTTGGGGAACTGAATATATCCTGTGCCGGGTGTATGAGGGCCTGAAATGACAGGGGGTATACCCTAACAGCGCAGTAACGTTTAGTGAAGTACGGGTGTATAGAGTCCTGAAACAGCAGGGTTGTATACCATGGAAATGTTCGGCTGACGGTGCAACACAAGACCACGTGTATACACCACCCAGAAATAACAGGGTTGTATACCCCTTGTTATATGAAAACACCATGGAAAACAGGTATACACCACCCCGGAATAACAGGGTTGTATACCATGGAGGATGGGCGCTTCACCTTGCAGGTGGGCGTATAAAGCCCTGAAATATCAGGGTTGTATACCTGACTCGTGATGATATTCTCACCGCAGTACGGTATATAGAACCCCGAAATAGCATGGTTGTATACCCTCTCGACTGCAATGAAAAAGCACTACAAAGGTATATAGAGCCCTGAAATAACAGTGTTGTATACCCGCAATACGCCACAGTCCATGTAATACAGGAGGCGGTATTTTCCTCGCTTACTTCGACCTTGTGCAGTAAGAGATTGCACCGGTCGCTTGCTTGCTCCGCAAATTTGTTCGCTCGAAGAACTTGACAAAATATCGAAATATAGTAGTATAGAATTATAAGGAAGGACAGTCTAACACAGACTGTCCTTCCGCTTTTTTATGCTCTGAAAGGGGATGACAATTTTTGGAAAGCACAAGCAAAAAACAAGTAAAATGGGGGATTTTCAAGACTGCACTCTTTACGTTCCTGTTCGTCGCCGTATCCGCTTTCTACTTTCTCTCCGCCAACGTGACACTCGCACAGGCCGAAGAGCACTCAAACCACGAGGTGCCTCCTGCTGGAGCAGCGGTTGCCACCCAGATGGACGACACCAAGCTGTCGGAAAAAGCGCAGCAAGATGTTCTGGAACTGAAGGAAGGAGTTCTCGACCCTCTTTCCGACATCACAGAAGCAGAGAACTCTGAAGATGACCCCGACGCCGTGGAGGAAGTACAGGAAGTCGTTCCGACAGTCTGTTCCTACTGCGGCTCTGAGAACCATAGTTCCTCAATCTGTGCAAAGAGGTCTATCGCCAATGGTGCCTATGGGCGCTGGGCGATTCCGTCTGTTGGCTGTAATGTAGCGGCCTACTCGTGTAACTGGGATGCAGACCAATCCTATATTCAGGAAATTACTGACAGCTCCGACAGTGCAGCTTTTTTGACTTGCGGCGGCGTTGGTGTTCTTGCAGACCACAATAACCAAGGTTTCTTGGGACTTTCCAATGTTTCTGTTGGCACGAAAGCCTACATGGACTTTGGTGATGGCGCAACTTACTACGAGTGCTATCAGGTTGAATACGGACACAATACCGGCGAAAAGATGCTCGATGGAAATGGAAACATAATGAGCTACAGTAACTATTCTTCCGGCACTGTGATTTGTTACACCTGCCTTGACCACTGGACCAACATTTACATCACTTACTGGACGCCGGTATAAGTGCCAGACACCCACTCTCTACTCTAAGAAAGGACGAAACCATGAAAACGAAATTCAAAATCCCTCGGTGGGCACTCTTCACCGTTATCATTCTGGCCTTTATCGGTGGTCTCTTTGCCATCTCCATGCTGCCTGCTTTCGCATCACGTGAAAGCTCTCCGCCTTTGGCAGTAGCAGAAGCCGCGCAGAACGAGGAAAAGGACGCAAATTCTGATGCTCAGACTCCCGAAGCAGACAAGACGACAGATGAACAGGGAAGTGCTGAAGCCCCCGCAGAGGCCGCGTCTCAGGCAGACGACGCCGTCGTTGTCGAAGAGACTCCCGCCGAAGCGCCTGTTCAGGAAACCCCGACTACCTGTTCCTACTGCGGCAGTGCAGAACACACCAGAGACTACTGCGCCGTTCGTGCCGTTGACAATGGTGCCGTTGGCCGGCTCCGGATTCCCTCTGTCGGTGTTGACGTGGCTGTCTACGACGTTACTTGGTACTCTCTGCAGCATACCACCGAGAGTGACAACTACACGCAGGCCGTTACAGATGCATGGGACAGCGCAGCACAAATCGTCTATCTCGGCCAGACCGTTATTGGCGACCATAATAATCAGGGCTTCTCCACCATCAACAACTGCTCCGAAGGCACCTACGCTTACATCGACATGGGCGACTCTGTCCTGACCTATGTTTGCACCGGCATCCAGCATGGTCGTAACCCCGGTGGCTATCTCACCGGTGCCGATGGCGATAGCATCTATACCTCTTACTTCAATCCCAACGGTCTGACGCTGTATACCTGTCTCGACCACAACTTCAATGTTGCCCTCGTGACATTCCAGCCTGCTTAAAGGGGGTGCAGCTTTAATGAAAACAAAGAAGATTTCCCGCCGCGCTGTTACGCTGGCTGCCTTTTTGCTGGTAAGCGCATCATCTTTACATATGGCTTGTGCAGAGGCTGCGGTGCCGTTCGATTACTTTACTGATGACCTCTCTGTGTCCGCTGCCGCCGTTGCTGAGGAAGATAAATACCTGCCTCCTGAGTGGTTCACAAAAGAAAATGCTGTAAGTGAAGTAGACTCAGACACGCCTCCGGTGGAGACTCCTACCCCTGCGGGCGAATCCTCTGTGGCGACCCCCGTGCCTGAGCCCGCACCGGAAACCGCAGCAGCCTGCAGCTATTGCGGCAGCGCAGGGCACTCGCAGAATAGGTGTGCCGTTTACGCTGTCGAACAGCGAGGTGCCGTTGGGCGTTGGTCTATCCCTTCTATTGGAATAGATGTCGCTTGCTTCACCTATGTGCTTGGAAGCGATTCCTTCGAGTACGGACAGGCAATTTGTGACGCTGCCGATAGTGCCGGCTACAGTGCGTATGGGAGCCAGTATCTCATTGCAGACCACAACTATCAGGGCTTTTCTGCCATAGCCAACTGCGCGGTCGGTGCGGTGGGATATATGGATTACGGAAACAGTCGAACAGAATATGTTTGTACTGGGGTGGAGTATGGGCACAATGAAGGCACGGAACTGACTGATAATGACGGAAACGATGTTGCGTACAACAACAGTGGAGGAATTACCCTTTACACCTGTTACAACGGCTGGCAAAACGTCGTCATAGCGTATTTTACTCCGGTTTAACCGCTGGCCGCTGATGCTGAAGGATATTTGAGGTTGGTTGTGCGGCGGCGCATCCAATCTTACATATCCCAGTTCTGAAAGGAAATGATAAAAATGGCACGTCCCGTTGAAACCATAGACCCCAAGTTAGAAACGAGCAGATATATAACTGTTGATGGGGAGTATGAAGAACGAGAATCCTTTGCCGGAATGGTTTACAGCGACTCTTTACTGCAATCATTCTTCAGGAGGACTTGGAAGCGGCTTGAAGATGCCGCGAACGCCCATCAGGATACTCCCTGATGGGCATTTTTCCCAAGAACTTACGACTTGTCATTTTTTTATGTGGGTTGTATAATATAGGTGAACGTCTTTGCAGAGGGCGTAACTTATAGGAAAGGGGACTTATGCCTACAGAAAGAAAGAAGAAAACAACAAAAGAAGAAAACGCAAAAAATAACTCAACAAAAAACACAATAAAAAAACCAAGAAACTCAACAAGTAACGCGAAAAGCAAGAAAGAAAGCAAGTCTCTTTTGGGGTTAAAGGACCTGATGGAAGATACGTCTCCGGAAAAGGTCGTCGGCTGTTATGTTCGCGTGTCTACCGATGCACAGGCGGAGCAGGGATATTCTATACCTGACCAAACAGCCAAATTGCAGGCCTTTTGCACCGTAAAAGGCTGGGAGAACGCGAAATTCTACACGGACCCCGGATTCAGCGGCAGCAACTTAAATCGACCGGCAATGCAGGAAATGATATCCGATGCGATGGAAGGGAAGCTGAAGGCGGTTGTCGTCTTCAAGCTGGACCGCCTCTCCAGAAGTCAGAAGGATACTCTTTATTTAATAGAAGATGTATTTCTTCCGAACGAGGTGGATTTTGTAAGCATTTCCGAGGCCCTCGACACTACCACTCCTTATGGACGAGCGATGATAGGCATTTTGAGCGTCTTCGCCCAGTTGGAACGCGAGAATATCTATATGCGAACCCGTATTGGAATGATGGGTCGTGTAAGTGCGGGGTATTGGCGTGGCGGTGGAAAAGTTCCGTTTGGCTATGATTATGATAAGGAAAGCAAATCCCTTATCCCAAACGCTGACGCACCAAAAGTGCCGCAGGCTTACGACCTCTACATCAAGGGCTATAGTTGCCAGAAAATTGCGGATATGCTCGGACTAAGTTGCGAACAGCTCGTGAGGAATATTCTCACCAAGCGCACATATTGCGGCTACATCAACTACAAAGGTAAAGACTATAAGGGTTTCCACGAGCCTTTGATTGATGAAGAGCGGTTCATGCTCGTGGCCGCAGAAATGGAACGCCGTGGGAAGGAAAATCTCGCAGTATGCGGCAACAATAAATATTATCTTCTTACCGGGCTTGTTTTCTGCGGAGATTGTGGAGCCAGAATGCGGTACATGAAGTGGGGGAAGTATATCCGTATCGTCTGCTACTCGCACACGTGTAAAAAGAACATGGTTAAGGACCCCGATTGTCCGAACAAGGGAGTTCGCGCAGAAGAACTTGAGAAGGTTGTTGTCTCAAAACTTTTTGACATTGGTACTGACATTTCTCTCGACGATTTTGACGACACCCACGTGCCTGCAAGTGCAGCAGAAATCCTGACGAACCGGATAGATGAGCTGAAGGAGTCTCTCAGGCGCCTATATGGGCTCTATGCCGACATCGGAGACCCCATGGTGTACGAGCGCATTGAGGATGTGCGAGGACAGCTCCACGTATTGCAGAGACAGCTTGCAAGCGAGGAAACGCAGAAACTCAAGGAAGAGCACATCAACTACGTCCGTGAGAAAATTCAGACTATTGGAGACCTCTGGCCCCATCTTACTCCTATGGAGCGCCAAACTCTTGTTCGTGATTGTGTTGAGAAGGTTATTTTGCATCACAACGGACGTGTTGAGGTTTACTACACTTTCCATACTGAGAAAGATAGTAAAATTCTCAAAAGGAAAGGCGCATAAAAATTAGAAACGCGCCTCTTCTGAGGCGCGTTTGCTTTTCAAAAAAACTTAAAACCAATTCCAGCAAAAGGGTCGTTTTTTTCTCCTTTCCAACACCATGCCGATGGTGTTGTGAAGATGAAAAAACTCTGAGGCTGGTATTCCGAGGAGCGTGTTTTCGTGAAAACCAAACTCTACCTCCTACAAAACGAAGCATTTGACGTAATTCTTGATTATTTCAAGAACAATTCTAACTCATGTTCTATGAGCGACGACCTCTGCCTTGCTTTGAAAAAATTGGAGGAAATCAAGCAAAATAACCAGTCCCTTACGTGGAAGCAGCTCGGTATAATTGCTTCTGTTGAGAGCTACCTCGCAAACAGTGAGGGTAAACCTCTAACGAGACAAAGTTTCCTTGAAAACCATTCACTTCCGTCTGCGGACGTTTTTAAGAACTCGTTTGGTAAGACATCTTTCAAATGGCTATTGGAAAGATATCCTTGTCATACAAAAAAATCTTCCACAGATTTAATTTATGGTGGAAAGGCGTATGATGATGTGGATGAAGTAAAGGATGCTTTTATAAAAGAGTATTACAGAATAAGGCCTGCAACGCAGCACGAGTTCAACTCAAAGAAAAGTAAAACTATCCCATACTGGGAGTCCTTAGCCGCACGATTTGGCATTGCGTCATGGATAGCCCTTATCGACCTCTTGGAGCTGCCGAGGTACAACAAGCGTGGTGACAATCCGCTGAGAGTTATAGAAACTAATTTGTGCATAACGGACGATAGGGTGTCCTTCGCAGGGAGGAAAAGACCTCATGTGTTTAGACGAACATTTTGGACAAAAGAGCTTATTCGTCAGCGTGTCGAAGGTTTCATTATTCAAAATGGACGTACCCCAAGCAGGGAAGACCTCCTTGGCATCCCTGAGTTGCCTTCGCCGGAGACATTCAATAATGTGGTGAAGATGAATTGGCGGCTTTGGATTAAAGAAACATTTCCTGACTGTATTCCCGATAACTGGCGGTATGACCTATTATCCAGCAAGAAAATAGACAAAAAGAAGTGGCTGGAACTATTCAAAAAGGAATACAAGAGAATTAAGCCGGCAACGGGCAATCAGTACAATCAGCAACGCACTCAAGGAACGCCTACATGGAACACAATCGCAAAACTCATAGGAGAAAGCGAACACAAATGGAGCAACATGAAAAAGGTTGCAGGGGTAGAGGATGTTCCCATTTCCACCAATAAGCCGTCCACGTAAAAAAAGACCACCGTAAGGTGGTCTTTTTTTTGTATTTTGTGGTTCTAAATTGACTCGTCCTCCGTCTCATCCAAACGTTTGATGCGTTGAAAGCCATTTGCAGAGACCTTCTTTCGACTGCCATCTGCTCTATGGAAAAAATCGCCGATAATAATGCCTTCTTCAACGTATCGTTTTGAACTCGGATGGTTTCGAGTTCCGCCCCACACCAAGAAAGAACAAAGCCATCTTTCAGGAACGGTTCGGTGGTTCTTCGCCTGAGACTGTTCTTTCCTGCATCTTTCAACGTCTTCATTGATTCTCTTGTCTGTAAGAGAAGCAAGATAATCAGTATCTAAAGAGTAGAAGTCGGTTCCGTTGAAATACTTGCTCGTATGGTGCCATGACGCATACTGCAGAACCTTTGTCCGCAAGAAAGAAAGCGGGGCTTGCTTGAGCTTTTCAATGTTGCATTGAAGAGACAGCGTTCCGTTCAAAACCTCGGCCTCGATTGCGTTCAGTATGGCTGCTTTGGTCCACTTGGAACGCGGTTTTTCGCCGGATTCATAAGCATCCACAGCGTTGTTGCTCATCGAGTAGCCGGAATACCCGGCCATTACACATTCCCTCCGTCATCGGAGATACCCTGCAGAAGCAGGTTCTCGTCGATATATGTAGCTGTTTCATCTGCGCGATGCAGAAGAAAAGCCAGAGGATAGCGCGTAAAGGCCGCTGAGGTATTCTTATCTGTGGAATACTCTCCCATGTGGAAACGGATTGCAAAAGCCTCCGGCATCGTCAGGCGAATATAGCGTTCTGCAAGAAACACAGATTTATCGCCGTGGCTGCCGAACGGGAGCTTCTCGTCATAGGAAATCCAAGGCACCTTCTTCCACTGTCCGGTTTTGGGGTCCTTCACATTTCTGCTGTCCCATTTATAGAAATCGGCCTTGCAGATATCGTGAAGAAGTGCGGAGATGGCAATGCTATCATTGACCATCTTCCTCTCCCCCTCGGAAAGCGTCTTTCCATTCCGCTCAATTTCCGTGAAGTATGTGTCGTTCAGACGCATAAATACGTTGACTGAGTGGTCCAGAAGCCCGCCGCAGTAGCTTGAGTGATACTTAGCACTTGCGGGCGCCGTGAAGAAATCCGTCTTCTCCAGCAGCCACAGCACAAGGTCTCTGATGCCTTTGCGTCCCGTACTGACAAGTGCGCCAATGAACGCGATGGCCTTAGACTCATACTCCTTATCGGGAGTTGTGCCGGCAGGGTCCTCTACCGTAGGGCGGTAGTCCCCGCCGTGCGCCGTGTACTTTGCGAGCGCCTGAGCTGCTGCCCATTTAATGAAGTCTTCCAATCTGTCGGGGTCGCCATTGTTAGACTGCTCGACAGTGCGGGAGAAGGCGTCATAGTCATCGAGGGCAGCTTGGCAGACGTCATCGTGACAAGCTCCCTTTTCAAACTGTCCGGAAATAGCTATCAACGCAGCTTCAGCACGCTCGTGCAGCTTTTGAATCCTCTCGAATTCAGGGGGGTAGTTGTAACCCATAGTTATTCTCCTTTCTTGATGAAGTCCTCAGCCCTGATAGTACCGGAAGTCCATGCGCTTGTCGGGAAGCTGATTTCGGGGACTCTCTCCAGCATAGCATCCCTCAAAGCGTCTCTATAACGCTCGAAATGCCGTTTCTGGAAGCCGAGAATTCTTTCGTCATACTTTACTTCCTTCTGAAGAAGTTCAACGGCAAGAGAGTTCTCGTTGTCCTCGACCGCGATGGCAAAAAGCTCGTTTTCCATAATCACCCGCTGTGTTCTGGAAACCCACTTTTCGCCCAACACAGGCGTCATGCTGCGGAAGCGGTGTCCCAGTGTATCAACGATACACTCCAACACATCGGCCTCCTCGTTCATAGAGCCCTCCTCATCGAACAGCCACCGGCAGGTGTCCAGTTCACAGCAGGGGATATCATTCAGCAGACGAACTTCCGGTTCCTCTTTATAGGGCTCATCCTCTCGATAGACATGAAGGAAGCTGTTGGAAATGTAGTAGACGGCCTCATAAGGACCATGAACAGAAACATTACCATTGCCCATGATTCGTTTCTCCTTTCTTTTTTTGCGACCTTTCAGGTGCGGCTGACGGTGTGGAGCTTCTGCTCCAGCAGCTCTGCCTTCTCACGGGTCGCTCCACAGGTACACATCTGCGGACAAACAAGAGGGTCGTAGTAGTCCTCGTTCTTCTCAGGGAAGAATGGCTTTCCGCCCTCATTTACACGCACCACATTAGGGCGCGGGCAGTTGTGACAGGGGTTATACATCTGTAGGTTCTCCTTTCAAATGAGCGTTTTGTGGCGTTCTGTTTCTTTGCGAAAGCGCAGAATACTGAAGTATGCGTCAGCAGGGTGCTGTGGCAAATCAGCAACTGCCTTAAACACCTCATCAATGCAATGTACGGCGAGTTCACGCTCACGAAGCAGGGAAGAAAGCATCTCCGCTGCGGCCAGCAGTTCAGTGCTGCCGGAGGCAGCACCGGACCGCTGAAGGCGGACGACCATTGATTTTACTTCTTCGCTTGGAATGTAGGTCTTTTCCATGTCGTCCTCCACCGCAATTACGGTCTCCACGGTGAATTGTGGAGTTCTTCATTGATTTGCTTTATTGTTTTTTCCTGCCACCGGTTGACGTGCTTCGTCCTTGTGAGATTAAGCTCACCAACCTTGTGAAGAGTGATACCAACTGAGCCAAAGTGCAGCCACGTACCCTCGGAAACGGATACTGTGCAGCCTTTTTTCGCACCCTTCAGCCGCTTCTTCACCGACGTGACCATTGCTTGCGTGACAATGCTCTTAGGACGTCCGGCCATCATACATACCTCGGACGGTACTCGCAGAGTCCCTGTTCAGGGTCCCATTTACTCGGAGGAAGTTCCTCATAGCAAATACCTGTCTTCTTGCTGGTAATCTTGATGGGATAGGGGAGAGATGCGTTATCCTCGTCATAGCACGCAATGTCAATGCCGATGCTGCGGATTTCCGTTCTGTAGGGCGCGAACTTATCGCCAAGCTCCTTCTTGAGATGTGCAATGAGCGCATCATGCAGGTCTTCGAAGGGAATCGACAGGTCGGCGACGACAGGATACCATGGGAAATCCTTCAGCCGATAGGTCGTTCTTACCAAAGCACCATCTTTCGTCCAGCAGTGGACGTGGGGAAGCAGGTGGTCAGGGTTTTCGGCGATAAACTTACGGTTCCAATCTACGACCAAGTCGTAGATATCCTTGCCATCGAAGATACCGTAGGTTTCATAGCATGGTTCGCAGATGAATGTCCCGTCGGGACACGCAACGTAACCCCTGCGGGATGCGCGGAGGTTTTTGGTGTTGTTCGTGTCGGCAAACAGCCAAGAGAAACTGCCCATGCCTCACACCCCCTCCATCTCGATACATGGCGTCGGGTACTTTACCGTCATGCCACAGTTCGGACAAAGAGAGGGCATTTCGCCGGCATCGTTACACACCAGCTCCTCTCCGCAGATACAGCAACGGAAAACGCCATCGTCGCTGAGGTCAGCGACGGAAGGCCCCTTGAAGAAAACCGTCTTCAGTGCCTCCATCAGCTCTTCGAAGGTCAGCTCAATGTTATCTACCAGATAGACCTTGCCGTCGGGCGTGCCGATGGTGACACCGTGGACATACTCTCCGTTCTCAGGGCACATCCTGCAGTCGGAGAACCGGTTCTTATAGAGTGCCTTGGCATCCGCCGTGACAGTGGCGTAGGAGTTGTCCATGCGCTCAAAAGTGAAGCGCACGTCAACACATTCAGCGGGCCAGTCACGCTTAACTGTAGCAAGTGCAAATTTCAGGTCCATACCTTAAAACTCCTTTCCTTCAAACGGCGAATGTGTCGAGAACGCTTTTGTTCAAGCTAACCTTGACAAGATGCGCTCGCAGTGCCTCCTTAATGCGCGGCCACTCACGCAGCAGCGCCATACCCGCTTCAACGTAGGTATCGAAAGAGGAGCCGCTGTCGTTGTCCTTTTTGACAATGGCGAGCCCAAGGTATCCGGTTCGACCACTGACGGATTTATCCGTGACCGTGATATGGTATTTGTTCTCAATCCCATTTTTATCACCGTAGTACATCTTCTCTTCGCCGAAATCTACCGTCACGCTTGTGCCGCACATATGGGGGCAAATCTCAGACACAATGTAGTCTTCGATTTTTTGAAGATTACTTCTCAGTTTCTGATGTTCTTCACTTGTAAGTCTCATATCCATTTCTCCTTTCTTAAAAAAGCATTTAGGCGAAAAGTGGGGTCTCGATACGATTCGAGACCTCACCCTTCTCTTGCCTTACAGAAATTTTGCGGGGAAATCAGATGGCTTAGAACGGCAGGTCGCTGTCATCCACATCGTTCAGCTCATAGAAGCCGTTGGGAGCGGGCTGGCCGTAGGTCATGTTCGGCTGACCCTGCTGCTGAGGCATGGGGGCGGGCTGACCCTGCTGAGGCATAGCCTGCTGGGGGGGATAGCCGCCCTGAGGAGCCTGCTGCGGCGCGGACTGCGGATACGCAGGGGCACCATTGGCAGCGGGGGCGCCGAAGGAAGACTGGTAGCCCTGAGGAGCCTGCTGCTGGGCATTGGGGTCCATGCAGGAGCCGCTCCGGTTGCGGATGAAGTGGAAGTCGCTGACAGAGATGCTCAGGCTTGTGCCGGGAGTACCATCCTTGCGCGTATACTGCTGAATCTTCGCGGAACCGGACAGCCACAGCACAGGATTGGCGTAGTTGCCGTTTTCCGCCGTCACCATACGCATGAACCGCTCGGCGGTCTTCTCCCACATGGTGCAGTTGGCCCACACGACGTTCTTCTCGTTCTCCACGAGAGTCCCCTCGCCAAACGTATAGTCCAGATTGCTCTTCCTGTTCTGGATGGGGATGGAGAAGTTGACGTAGGCCTTGCCCTCCGCCGTGTGCTTCAGACCGGAGCAGCGAGTGACAGCACCCTCAATATCGGTATAGATATAGGGCTCGCCGTTGCTGTTCATGGCATTGATGAAGTGAGCGGTCGTGTAGAACTTCCGGCCCTGCTGCTGACCGTTCTGCGGTGCAGCCGGCTGCTGAGGCGCAGGAACGGGCTGACCCTGCTGCTGGGGATAGACTCCCTGCTGGTGATAACCCTGCATCTGCTGCTGAGGGTAGCCATAGGCGGGCTGACCCTGAGGCGCACCGTACTGGGGCTGTGCCGGAGGGTACTGGCCCTGCGCCTGAGGATACCCATACTGAGGAGCCTGCTGCATACCACCGTTGTTGTTCTGATAAGACATAATTTTCTCCTTTCTTCCGCACGAAGGCGGACCAAATCCCAAAAATGTTTTGTTTTTTGTGAGGTTGAGATTTGGTTATTGATGTAGTTTTTTTATATTAAAAAAGACAGCTATCCTTCAAAAAGGATAACTGTCTTTGATAAATGATGGTGTCTTGAAACGGAGATAAATCTCCTTATAAAAATATCTTCGTAATTATACTACTATACTACCACGTTTCATTATTTTGTCAACAGGACAAGGCGAGAAAAAATGAGGTTTTTCCCTGTGGTTATTGCACGTGTGAAATTCTTCTGATATACTTTATAGCACGATAGAGAGGGGGCTTTTGTATGGGCCATTATGAGCGTATTTCGGTTGGCGATAAGATAAAAGAGCTCGCCACCAACGAGATTATGATTCGGATGTCCTTTGATTCCTCGGTAGGATGGAAGCTCGTTGTCGGCTTCCCTGAAATGAGAAAGGAAGAGAACGACGCCTTTATATACGGAGATTTACTGGCGGCTTTCACTGTGGTCATGGATACACCATTCTTCTTGTTCTCCTTCGGAGGCGGGCCGTGGATGGATACGCCATTTGAGCCGCGTATTGATGCCTCGCTGCCCTCCTTTGACATACAACTCGATGACGGTGACGGACTTGGCCTTCTCGTCATGTCTGTTGACACGAAGTATGGTGAGGTAAAGGGCTTCAGGCAGGTGGGGCTTGGGCATGGACTCAGCATGAAGATACTCTCCGTTATGCGAGAGCTTCAGCAGCGTCCGCCCATAACACAAGAGGAACACAGGAGAAACATCGAGCGAGCCTATCGTACATACGGGCTGCCGGAAGATATGCTTCGCACGGTGAAACCCGATGAGGTGTTTGCCATCATTAACACCTAAATAATTGCAAATAAGAAAAAGCAGGGTGCTATGCACCCTGCTTTTTGTTTGTGTCGGCGTCAGACTCGTGCAACTCAGTGTAGAGCCAGTCGCCAAGCAGCGTATAACGCTTGTCGGTTTTGTTGTTCAGGATAGCCTTTTTTAAGGCTTCGGCTTTTCCGACCATGATAACACAGTCCTTTGCGCGGGTAATGCCAGTATATACCAGATTCCGACGCAGCATGGCTTTGTGTTCGGGAGATACGACCATGATAACGATGGAATATTCACTTCCTTGGCTCTTGTGTACTGTAGTACAGTAGGCCAAGTCAATGTTTTCCATTTGCTCTGCATCGTAACGGAGCTGATGTCCGTCGTCGTTAAACTCAATCGTCACGACGTCTACCTTTTTTGTCGGGTCGTCCTTGGCGGATTCAAAGGAGATGGAGTGAATCACGCCGATGTCGCCATTCTTGGCAAAATCGGTATTTTTCGTCTGCATCACTCTGTCGCCCTCACGGAACAACTTGTTATTGAAGATTGCAAAGTTCTTTGTAGGACTTTGGGGATTGATACGTTCCTGCAGCAGCTTGTTGAATCGGTTCACATTCAATGCACTCTTGTGCCGATAGGGGCAAAGAAGGGCTACATTGGAAGCACCTTTTGACAGAATAGCCCGCTGGTAGAGTTCGCATACAGCGTTCTCAATAACGGCGGGGTCTCCGGTGTTATCTTCCATGAACATAAACTGTTTTCTCGCAAAACGCAGGTTCACATCCCCCATTTGCATCTTCTGTGCGTTCTCCACGATGGGGTTTCCTTTGGCCTGACGATAGATAACGTCCAGCTTTGTGATAGGCACCACGCCGCTGCGAATCATTTCGTACAGGACATTACCGGCGCCGACGGAGGGCAACTGCTCAGGGTCTCCAACAAAGACAACCTGTGTTCTGCCCGGAATCTTCTGCAGCAGGTTATATGCTACAAAAGAATCCATCATGGAACACTCGTCAATGATAAAGATGTTCCCAAACAGTGGTCCGTCACAATCTGTGCCGCCCACACAGTCATCGCCACGCAACCCAATAGCAGAGTGAATGGTAGATGCCTCTACGCCGGTCTGCTCCGTCATACGGCGTGCAGCGCGGCCTGTGGGTGCCAGCAGACAGGGGAGGGAGTTATCCTCTCCGTAAATAGCCTTATGCACATACAAAACAGCTTTTGTAACAGTCGTTTTGCCTGTACCCGGTCCACCGGTAATGATGCTCACAGGGTTCTGGAAACAGCTTATCACGGCCTCTTTCTGCTTTTCAGCGAGGGTGATGTCGTTGTCCTCCTGATACTCCTTCAGTGCCCTGTTGATGCGCTCCGTGGAGATGGGCTTATGACTCCGCATGAGCCGTTTGATGTGGCGGCTGATGCCGTATTCCTGCTCAAATCGGCTGGCGGAGTAGAGCATGGGTCCGGCCATGCGAATGTCCCTGCGCTGGCATCCACTGTTGATGGCCTTTTTACAGACCTCCTCAGTGATGCCTTTGCTTCGAACATTTTTATTGGCCACCCTTGCCATCAAGGAAGGCAATTCAGACACTGGGACACACATATGACCGGCGGAAGCCGCCAAGTCCAAAGTGTATCGCAGTGCCTCCCGTAGACGAGCCGGATTGTCGATAGCGACGCCCTGTTCCAGAGCGAAGCTGTCTACCATATCGAAGGAAAACCCCTTTACCTCGCAGACACGGTAAGTGTCGTGCTTCAGGATTTCCACCACATCCTCGTCTGGGAATGCCTTGAGTAGTGTTTGTACCTTCCGAAGAGAGAGGTTCGCATTGCGAAGAAGCCTTGTGACCTCGCGCTCTTTCTTCGTCTCGCTCAGAGCCACCTTCAGTCTGTTGACCATCTTCTTGGATACAGTGCGCCGTCCATACTTTACACCAATCAGCCGTTCAGGTTGGGTGTCCAGTATATCCCACGTCATATCCCCGAAGGTCTTCCATACTGCCTCGGAAGCAGCGGGACCGAACCCGCAGCGCAGGCTCGATAGGTACGATATTGTGGCGTCCTTGGTTTTCTTGAACTGGTACTCAAAGGATTCGACCTTGAAGGATGAGCCGTACTTACTTCCTACAGACCAGTATCCGGTCATTGTAATGACCGTGTTCCGGTTTACGTTACGGTCCTCCGCATAGGGCAGACCATCGCCGGTGGCGACAAATGTAACGTCTGTTTGTGTGTTCTGGCACTTAATGACCTTCCAGCCATCCTTTTCGTACAGTCGATAGATAGGAACGCAGGTGATTGTTTCAAGATTCTTGCTCATCACGCACGCGCTCCCTTCAGGGGAGGCGGCGAATGGGATTATAGTTGCCATGTCGCCGGCCTCCTTTATAATTTATTTTTTTTTTGAAAAAACTACTTTACCTGAATGGGATTATGCGGGCTTCATCTTGCTCTTCTTAATGCTGAACGTCCGCGTTTTACACGGGATGTCCACGATACAGTCGCGGAACTTTTCTGCCAAATCGGGGTTTGTTCCGTAGAGCGTGTCAATGAGCAAATCCAGAACATCACGCTTAATCTCCGTGCCCTTACGAGGACTGTTCTTGACCTCGTAGGTCTCGTCGTTGATGGTGATGAGTCCTGTATCCATGTCGGGACCCAGCGCCTCAATAAGAGGCAAGGACGCTGACTTTCGCTTTTCGTCAAGAGCCTTTTTCTGCTTATCCAGCAGGGAAGACTGCTCAGACAGCTCCAGCCATTCAGAGACCTTACCGGCGAGGTCATCGGGAAGCGTGCGCGTAACGGCGGCCTTTCCAACAGTGGAAGCCAGTCCGTTGAGCACCTGAATTTCCTTCTCCATGTCACCGGTATACTGGGGAACGCTGTTGTTCTCAACGTAAGTTTCCCACCAGTCTGCCTCAGCCTCAAGCTGGTCGTGCTCTGCTTCCGCATCACGGGGCATAAACCGCCGCTTGAACTCAGACAGGTCATAGGAGGAGCCCATATACAGGTCTCCAGCCTCGTAATCGTGCGTCAGGATGGCGCCGATAAACGTACCCTTGATGCGCTCGTCGTTCAAAACAGCGGGATACTGCCGCATCTGGGGGATATACTGGGGAGGGACTTTGTTGTTGACCCACGCCGCGAAGTTCTGCTCCTTGGTCGTTTTCGCTTCGAAGACGAACAACTCGTTGTTCAGCTCCACGATGGCGTCAATGTTCGCCGTAACACAAGGAAACTCCTTACTGCGGAACATTCTGTATTCGGGGATGCGCTTGGCGCCGGTAAGCGCACAAAACGTATTCACGACTACATCTTCCAAGAAGTGACCACGAACAAACACGGAGCTGTTGCTATCCTCCCGTTTCAGGTTGGGATTTCCAACCTTGTCATGGTACAACTCCGTCTGCGTGCGATAGTGGGACGAGCCCATAATCACAGCCGCATCAGAACCGCCAATGCCGAGATGACGGATAGCCTCCCATTCATGGGTGGAAACAAAGCGGCAGTCAACGACGGTCTCCGCGTTGGGCCACTCCATACGGGGCTGGGGCAGAGGCTTCGTTTTGCCGTAGAGATTGCTCTCGAAGAGAACGGCATCGCGCAGCTCCTCCGGCGTCAAAGCGTCAAAGTCGCCATTCTCTGCCTGCATCCTCTTGAACACATCCGCTGCGGTTTCCGCGAACGACTCAACCGGCAACAGAGCAGCGACGCAGAGGTCCTTCGCCGCCTCCAATACCTCCATGCGCTGCCGAATGGCAGCCATGGTGTTGATGAACGGGATTGCAGCACGCGGGTCCATCCACATGGGAACCGCTGTGGGGAGATTGCACTCAAAATACATTTTTCGTTTTCTCCTTTCTATGTGTGAGGGTAGGGTGCGGCTAACGCCGCACCGCACCCTCCATATACGCTTCAATGCTCCACTTGTTCTTAAACCGCTTATTTACGGTACTGATGGGGTCGGTGCTCATAAAATCATCGCGGAGGCGACGGATTTGTGCCGCTTTGGTGCCTGCACAGTATTCCATAGAGCCCGTGCGAATCATCTTTGTGATATGACGCTTCATGCCGTTGGGAGTGAAGGAAACCATTGTGGGACGTTTACTGTCCTTATGAAACAGTAAATATACGACTTTCACTGGCCATCACCGTCCTCATCGTCCTCGTCGGCGTCATAGACGTCGTCGGAAAAGACCAGCGTGGTATTGAAGTCAACGACTTCAGACACGCCATACGTGAAGCTCATCAGCTCGAAGCCGTGCCTCGTGCAGATTTCGTCGGGGACGTTGAGGAAGTCGCCGTAGTTGAATTCTCCACAGTTGTGCTCGTACATATCCAAGCCGTCCTTCGTGTGGCAGAATTCGACAGCGGCGTCACGAATGGCCCTTTCGAGGTCGAAATCCTCGTAGGGGATGGAAAACACCATTGTGGTGATATCCACATTCAGCCCATCTCGGTCCACCGCGTTGATGACCTTCGTGACTCTCGTAATCATATCCGCGTAGTATCCATCACCATTTTCGTCATAGACAACATACAGCTCCTCGCCATTGTCAGTATCGTCGCAGAGATGTGCGTCACCATCTACATCAACAGTGAAAGACATCTCGCGCTTATCGGGAAGACGGTGGCAAACCTTGTCACCGCCCCTCAGCTCGCGGAACGGAACGTAAAGCATAACACCATCGCGCTCGACGCGGACGGGGGTGTCCCCGTTCCCGAAAGTTTCAAAAACTGAAGCCATATTCATTTTTCTCCTTTCTTTACTTGGTGGTGGGCACAGGCTTAAAATCCACAGGCTTAAACAGCCTTGCAACCTCGTCAATCTCATCAGGGAGCCTTTTGGTGACGCGATTCAGTCCGTTATAAGCACCGAGGGAACCCTCAGGATAGGTGGTATCCACCTCGCCAGTCTCATAGCGAAGATACGTCGCAATGAGTCCGTCCTCAATGGAATCGAACTCCGGCTCGACCGTGAGTGTCTCCGCTTCAGAGAAATCGTACAATCGGCAACTCTCGTCGTCGAAGGGACTATGAAGGGTGATATACACTTTAGCACCGAGCCCGCAAGGGCCGATGATATAAGGCTTTTTGCCCTTCATAGTGGCGATGCTTTCCACCATGGGAACGACAACCTCATCATACCAGAACGGCATTTTGATGTTGTCTGCTTCCTTTTTTCTGCCCTCAGCGAGAAACCGCTTACGTTCGGCATCAGCCGCCGCGTACTTCTCGTCAAAAGCAGCGGTATATTCGCTCACTTTCATGTGTTTCTCCTTTCTTATGTCTTATGCAATACAGACAGCACGGTCATCCCAGTATTCGTCCGCACCGATTTTACGTCCGTCGCCGCCAAAGAAGGCGACTCGGAGAGGCTCTGCCTCGTTGACGTAATCGAAACTAAGGCCTACTTCCGCGCAGGCGCGGAGAGCATCCTCAAGATGCTCTCCGTGCCGGCAGGTCCATAGAATGAGGACAGTACCCTTAGCCTGCTCTGCCTTGGCGCGGTTGATAACGTCCCACTTCGGCTCGACGATGTGAGGGAAGTCCGTGACGAACAACGTACCATCAAAATCGACGGCGATGCAGCGGGGGTATGGTGGAGTGGCTGCTGCCTGAGCCACATTGCTTGTGGTCAGGTCAGTTGCCATACAGTTCCCTCCTCACTTCGCTTTACGAGCTTCATAGTGCCACGTGTGCAGGGCTTGGTAAGTTTACCATCCTCCCAACGCACATTGGCGCAAGGACTGACGCGCCCACACGCAGCACAATAGCGGACAGAAAGCCCAACTACGGTCCCTTTTGCGCTCCCGTCTCTGCTCAGAACGGCGTCGCCAAAGCAAATGTTACTCATCGGCGCCGCCCTCCTTCTCGAACATCTTTTCATATGCCGCGTTGACACAGCAGTCAACGCAGTCGTTGTCCGTGCAGTTTTCCTCGTTAATCTGCTGGCGGCAGAACTTGGAAAAAAGACACTTGAAGGAGGAAACCTCCTGAGAGGAAAAGTCGTTGTTGGCATAAATGCTCATTTCTTTTTCTCCTTTCTTTACGATGCCTGCTGGAAGGTGTAGCTCTGGCGTCCCCATTCGACGGTGCCGCCAACGTCGTACTTTGCCCACTCCTTATCCATGTGAAGGATTTTCGCCACCTGCTCCTCCAGATTCGTGATGGTCGTCTGGGAAGCACCGGCTTCCTTGGCGTAGAAGGGGATGTCCGACATGGACAGATATACGTCGTGCATGGGGACAAAGGGCATACCCGCAGTCAGTCTGGCAAGGTCCTTTCGGGCCTCGTCAGCATACTTTTTAGGTAGCCCCAGCTTGTTTGCAAGGCCGATAAGCACATTTTCAGGGTGCTCGACCTGCACGCTGGTCAACTTGTCCAGCGCCTCGGTCATGTCGATGAACTGTGCATACAGACCGTCCAACGCCTCCTCAAAGGCGGGAACTCCGTCCTTACCGTTGCTGCTTCTGGTATGCTTGACAGCAATACCATCAGTGAAGCGAACACAGTTGCCGGCTGGCTTCTGGAAATAGGGTACTGCCGTGGCGCAGCTATTGCCGGTATCAGAGGAAAAGAACTTGACGACCGGCATCATGTTCATAGAATGAACTGATGTAATGCCGTGTGCGTCCAGTGCATCCTCATAGATAGTCAGCATTTCATCCTGCTTGTCAGGCAGCGCCCACATACATACCGTGGCGCTGTGGCTGTTTTCTCCGCCGAGGAATTCCACCTTGCCGAATCTGTCGTTCAGCTTCCGAATGGTTACTGCCAGAAGCTCGGAGATGGGCATAACGCGGTAGCCGCCGCCGTTATCGGAATGCAGGGCCGCGATGCGTCCATAACGCTCCAGAAGAAGGGTCAGGCTCTTATCCGGCGCCGCACGAAGCCCGTTATTCAGCACCTCTGCGGAGCAGTAGGGCGTCATACGGGAGAATGCGGAGCCGAACAGCTTCGCGGTGTTATGCAGGGAACCGATGGCGGTGTCGCGCAGTACCCATGCGTTGGGCTCGTTGGTCACAATGAAGTGGGAACCCATGCTGGGGTCAGCGGCTTCCATCGCCGCATCCAGCGTTACCTTGCGGGTCAGCATGGGGTCGTCAGCGATTTTCTGCACCACAATGGGGACCTCAATGGGCTCCAGCGGAACTACGTGGATGCTCTTGGAAGGAACACCGGGCAGCCAGCGGCTGTTCTGCTCCATCTCCTGAACTTCCTGCAGAAGCTCGCTCTCCACGCTCGTGACAAAGCGGTAGTTGTCCTGCTCTCTGTTGATAGCTCTTTCCATGATTTTTTCTCCTTTCTTGAGCTGCCTTCCGTCTCAAAACGGTCAGGAAACTTATGCTCACACGAAATTTAAGAGGTAATATATATGAAAAAGACAGTTACTCCACATGAAGGAATAACTGTCTTTTATAAATGATGTGACTTGAAAAACGGAGATAAATCTCCTTATAAAAATATCTTCGTAATTATACTACTATACTACCACGTTTCGTTATTTTGTCAATTCCTTTTGCGCGAAAAGAAGCTCCCAAAGGAGCTCCTTTCGAGAACCTGCCCCGTCTCAGACGCGGTGAACGGTGAGTCCTTGCGCCTGAGCGTATCGCAGGGTATATCGAGGTGGTCATCATCAATGAAAGCCTCAGGTTTGGTCAGTAGCGTAACGCCGAGGCGTTTTGCCTCAGCTTCCATCTTTTTGAACTTTTGCTCAATGACAGCTCTTTTTGCGCTCACAACTTTTCTCCTTTCAGTCGGCCTCATGGTAGCGTTCGACAACATACTCCTTGGTGTAGTCTTCGTTCTCCGCCTCAGTCCACACACGCACGGTCATGGAGTCCTTAGCGACAAAATCAGCATCGCTGCTCTTATCCTCGTTACGCTCGTAGGTCTGACCGATGTAGGCCAAATCCTGTGTGTTGGACCCATCCTTATCCTGCACGCTTACAAACACCTCCGTGTGGAGTCCCTTTTCGCAGGGGTCAATCGCTTCCACAGAGATAGTCCCGTTGCCGACATCGGCAATAAGGCTTACCGCAGTGCGATGGTTGGATTCCACGCGGATAGGGTCGTAGATGGCAGTGCCATCTGCGATAGCCTGCTCAATCATCTGGATACCAGCCACCCAACTCAGGTAGCGGCAGCCAAACGTCTTGCCGGCATCCATGATATCCGCGATGACTTCGGAATCGCTGAACATCCCCTCCACCATGTCGTAGTTGGAGATGATGTAGTTGCGCCACTCATCGCAGAAACGATAGCCTTCCGTCGCTTTCAGCAGGTCTTTGAAGTCGTCCTTATAGTCCTTAGACACGTACTCACGGTAGTGCCTGATTTCTTCCTTGGCTTCCACCGAGGAGAACTCATACACATCGTTTTCCCTGAATGCGCCCAGCTTCTCCTCAAGATACTCAAGGGAGATGGGCTTGAACTTATTGGGCCGTCCACAGCCCACAGGTGCGTTCTTGTAGGGCTTCTCAGTGGTCCACGTTTGCCACGTGCAGTTGAAGATGGCGTCGCCGAGGTCGCCGGTGATGAAGACGTGGTTCTTGTAGAACGTATACTGGACAGCATAGGCGTTTGTGTTATCTCGCTTCCAGTCCACAACGACGATGTCCCCACGGTTGTGAATGTGGGCGCGGTGCTTGGCGAACTGCGTGTCCTTGATGCGTTGCATCCGTTCCTGTACTTTCTGATAATCCATTTGTTTCTCCATTCTCCCAGCCTGTGATAAGGGCTTACGGGAACAAAAATGTAGTAAATATATAAAAAGACAGCCGTTCCCAAACGAGAACAACTGCCTTGAATATTTGATGTGACTTTGAATCGGAGATAAATCTCCTTATAAAAATATCTTCGTAATTATACTACTATACTACCACATTCAAATATTTTGTCAATCGTTTCCTTCAAGCTGTTGTGCATTCATCTCGACTTTGAAAAGCCAATTATCATCGCGCTATTTTCAAAAAAAGAAAAGCCCCCGAAGGAGCTTTTCTTAGTGTGAAAATCAGTGTTTTTCCGAGAGAAAAATCTCAGGGGAGTTGCTCGTCCGCGAAATTGGCAAACGCGCCCGCAGCCTCTTTCGGAGCAACGCCATTGACGTCGATGGAAACACCGGTTCCGGAGTGACGCGCAATAGCATGGATACGCAGGTCCTCAATGAGATTGGTCAGCGCCAAATTCAGAAGCACGTTCCAATAGCTGTTCATGTTCATGGAAGCAAAACGCCTGAAGTCTCTGTCATGGATGATTTCAGGGATGGCTTCGACGAGGCAGTGCAGGCTCCTCAGCCGCGAAGAGACGCGGTTGAAATCCGCAACGTCCATGGCAAACAGGTCGCCCTCGTAACCGAGAGCCTTCGCCAGACCGCCAGAGACCTCGTAGTGCTTCTCTACGTGGATGAGGTTGTCCTCGTCGTCATCCTCACCGGCACTGTCCTCCATGCCTAAATCGGTGAAGAAAGCAACGATTCCCTCAGGAGTCCACGAGTGTGTCGCATCCTCCCGCAGCGCGTTGAATGCCCGAACAGCCAGATTGTTGTTGCCTTCACACACGGCGAGAATTTCGTTCCATGTGTACGAGGCAAACGGCGCCACTCTGCAATCCTTGCCGGTGATGTAGCAAACCAAATCAGGGAAGGTCGCAGCATTGTAGACATTGATGTAGCCATTCAGCCACTTTCCGTCCTTGCCAAACGGCTTGCCGTCCTTTATGCTGCAGATGCCCATGACCAGCAGGAGGTGAAGCTCAAGCATAGACAAAGGAATGAGCTTTTCCTTGGTCTGATGCAGCCGTTCACGGATATAGAGCTCCGCCAGTTCCGTGGCAGTCACATTTACAACAGAGCCCTTCTCGGCCTCGGCAAAGAAAACGTCGCTCGCCTCGGAAGTAGGCAGCACGTAGCAGCGTTCCTTTACATAGGCCCGAAAAACGTTATCGTATATTCTGATGCCCCTCTTATTTTTTACATCGCCCTCCGGGACAAATCGGCATGATATATGCCTGAAAACATCACTCTGCATAATGTCTTCATATGCCTTTGCAGAGTCGATGAGGTCTCCATCAACTACGATACGGTGGTTGTTTTCCATCTTTTCCAGCTCCTTCTCAGAAAACCCGAACAGGGAGTTGTAGCAAAACTGATTCATACTTGTCTCCTTTCAAATTTATTCAGCGGAACACGCCGACCTTCAGAGCTTCAATGGGCAGAGAAAACTCAGGCCCAGTCTCACCGTTGGAATCTGTGGCATACAGCCACGCCGCCGCAACGCCGTTTTCATCGACGCCGGTGCGTACCACAGTGACGACCTCGCCATCACAGCAGCAAAGCATACCTTCGCTGTTGAATAGCTCATAGTAAGTCGGTTCGCTGCCGTCAGGGAAGGTCTCAACTTCCAGCTTATTGGGTGCTACGCTCATATTGCAGTCATTGATGACCTTCAACGAGATACCGATGCGCTCGCCGGCCTTGAGGTTGAACTCTCCGCAGGAAGTGGATTCATCGGAAAAGGAAAACAGCTTTGTTTTCCCGTTCGTCCGGAAGCTCTTCTCGGCTTCATCCACCTTCTTGCGAATGGCGTTGAACATGGCGTTGACCTGTTCCTCAGTGTAGTACCCGCTATAACGGGTAGACAGGCACTCCAGCATATCCAGACCGTCCAGAATACGTCCGACACGCTTTTCAGCGGTCCTGATGAACATATCCCGTTTTCCCTTGGTGATTTCCTCAGCGGAACGAGTTGTCTTGCGTCCCATAATTCTTCTCCTTTCACCAGTTGTCGCCCGTGCGTTCCCGCAGAATGACGAGCTTTGCATTCACGACCTTACAGTCGCAGTAGACTTTCAGCCTTTCTCCCAGCAGGACCTTTAGCTCCGGTGTTGCCTGAAGAAGTGTCGGCTGGATGCAGCCGCACTCGCTCATTGCCAGAAACGGAGCATCGGGAGGGAAGATTGGCCGCTGGATTTTGACTTTGTATACGCGGTCATCAGCCTTCTTACTCATGGACGACCTCCACTTCCGGCGCATCGAAACGACTGTCTTTATACAGTGTGATGTCGTTTTTGACCAGCCGAATCGACGTGACCAGTGAGGTGAGTTCATGCACCCCTGCCCACTTCTTCTCGAAATCCATCAGCGTATAATCGCCATTTACATTCGAGAAGGGGATGGACAGAATTTCACTTCCCGCATCGTAAGAAACGGCGGGTACGGTGGCAGCCAGAGCGTCCCAATCCTCACGCAGCATACGCTGGACGTTCTCGCAGACGGAGTTGAAGAAGTTTGTACCGCAAGAGCCACGGGTTGTGAAATCGAAATACAGATAGCTTACAAAGCCATCCATCGTATTCAGCCGCACTTCTGTCGTGAATCGCTGCTCGGCATTGCCGGCCCCGATGACAGGAGTCTCACAGCGAGGCAGCCAGCATCGTGCCTCAGGGTTTTTGTAGATGATATAGAAGCACTCAATATCACCATACGACCCGTCAGGCAGGGAAGACACGCAGTTCTTCGTCGCCAGATATTTCGCACACGGTGCAAACAGCAACGCATGGAAAATCTGTTTTTCCTCAGAAACACCCTTATCGCACTGCAGCGCTGAAACCAGTTCACCGGTCTCGACGATGCGGTAGCCCACCATGAGTCCCACGGTGGGCAGGCAGTCCATCACACACTCCCTGTCGTCAATGCGAAAACCATGCAGTGTAAACGACGGAGTTCCCGGCGCAGCCTCATGGATACGGGGGTCGAGGAACTCCGCGATTTCACGATGCAAAATAGGCATCTCGATTGTCCTTTTCATAGCTTTGCTCCTTTCATCCCCTGCGTCCCCTCAAAAGTGAGGACGCAGGGGCTTGTGTTATTCAAAAAATTATGTTTCCCGCACGGGCGGCCACACATAGTTAGAGGGATACATCCCGTGGTATTTGTGTGAAAACGCCCGCTTTGCGGCCTCAGCGCTCTTGTAGCCATAGCCCTGCGCGTCATCGTAAATGATGCCGATGTTCTCGGCATCCACTACGATATAGCGGAACAATGCCGCCCCATCGTAACGATGCGGATACAGTCTCGCAGAGACGACACAGGGTTTCGGGCCTACCACCGCGATGGGCAGCAACGTGACAGTGCCGTAAATGGCGTTCTTGAGATACCGCTTTTCAGGGAATCTCAGAAGGCTCATGCTTCATCACCGCCACTGACCGCCTCGTAGCAGAGACGCGCCTGCAGGATGTTCAGCACTTCCTCGACGGCGTTCTGCCAAGTGGAATTCACGTCATTGTTGCAGTCGGCATCGTGCTCAAACTGAGCAACGATATCGTTCAGCACATAGTTCGGAGACTCCTCATCGACCAGAGATATCGGCTCAGTGTCACCGAACTTTTCCTTGAAGCTCTCCAGCTTCTCGGCGTCGTCCTCATTATCAGGGTCGAAGTCGCTGACGTCGAAGCCCAGATACGTGCAGAGCTGGCCTTCCGCATCCATCAGCCGGTAGTATCGCTCCTGTTCACGATATGCGGTCTCCAGCTCGCTGCAGGACAACTCGATTTCGACGGTGATGGTGTTTTTGGTGTCGGGAATCTGAATGTTACGGGTAATAGTCATTTTTTTCTCCTTTCTTTTTTCAGAGCTGCCGGTTACACCAGCAGCGACAAACCAATGCGAACGGTCTTCAGTGGAAACTGCTCCGTGTCGAGACGGAAAGAGGTTCCACAATCGAAGCAACACACCTCCGGACCGTACACATTGTCGTGTTTCGGACCGAACTTCACGCTCCCGCAAATGGGACAGGCCGCGCAGAGAAGTGTAGGGCTCTTCACCTGCACGTCCATCTTGCTCGCGCCTGATGTGGCATCCGTCCACCCCGCTAAATAAGCGGGGGAGACACCCAGAACGGCAGCAAAACGCTCCAGAGTGTTGAGAGGGATATTTTCCACTCTGCCCGCCTCATACTTGTAGACGGTTTGAGAGGTGACATCGCAGCTCTTAGCCAGCTCTACCTGCGAAATACCAAGTGCTTTGCGAGCGTTTCGGATTCTGTTGCTCACAACGTTGCCCATCATGCTGAAGCACCTCCGTCCAATGGCTGCCAACAGACGTCCATTTTGAAGAAGGATATGAACGGTTTTTCAAGACCGTTTGCTTCAGCAAAAGACCTTGCTTTTTCCTCGGTTTTGAATGCAATGAAGCTCTGAAGACCCCCATTGAAGTAGATGCAGCAGGCCCCGATTGGAGGAGAAGCAAAAAGGTCAATGCCGAGCGTCTCATTCTGCTGATATAGCAAGGAAACATAGGTCTCAAACACACCTTTTACTGGCCTCAAGGCATCGAGGTCATCCATATTGGAGCCATTGGCTTCAATGAGTTCAGTAATCTTCGCAATATCTGTTTTCTTGAATACCTCGCGAATACGAGGGTCAAGGCAAAAATAAGTAACACGAAGAATTTCGCTCTCCAGATTCTGAATCAGTTCTTCAAGCGGGGTAGACTGATTGCGAGCGAGGTAAGCCTCTCTTTCCGCGTGCTCCAGCCATATGCCAATGCCCTTAATGTTCGCCTCCGCAGCGGAAGCGAGTTTTTTGAAAGGTATTTTGACAGTCTTGGTTGCAACAAGAAAACAAAAGGCAAGATAGTAGCCGACCTCACTCAGCGTTTCGATGACCGCCTTAAAGTTTTTTGTCATGTCTTTCCTCCTTTCTGAGACCCTGAGAACGTGGAGGCTCAGACGCGGTCGTGTACGCAATCGCCATTCCCATCCATCACTGCTTCGTGCTGGAGGAAGGTGTCGTGGTACAGAGCCTTGCCGAACGCCTTGCAGACGGGGCATTCCCAGCTCACCTCCGTACCATCGTTGTAGTCGATGTCACGGTCGCCCTGATATTCGACCTCAGCGCCGCATACAGGGCAAACATCCTCCTCGTCGCCGTTAGGGTGAAGGAACGGGATGCGCTGACCCATCGGGTCTTCGAACGGCTTTACGATGCGCTGCACAAAGGCGAGCAGCACGTCAATATCAGCCCTTGCCATCAGGAGCATGACCTCTGCGGCGGATTCTTTCACATCCGGTGGGAATACCCCCGTAATGGTCTCTACCAGTGCAGCAGGATGCTCCATGGCGCGAATCAACTCACGACCCGTCGTAAGAAGCTGGTACAGAGCCAAGACGCATACCGTGTGTCCATACTCGCTGTATGCCTTGTCCAGAACCTCATATGGCGTGGACTCAGCAACACTGTGATGAGCAAACAAATGCGCGAGTTCTGCATCGTACTTTTTGTTTTCCATGATTTCTCCTTTCTCCCAGCCTGTGATAAGGTCTTACGGGAACAAAAATGTAGTAAATATATAAAAAGACAGT